CAATTATTCCTGCAATAGGAGTCTCATTAACAGGTCAATCTGCAACATCTTCTGTAGGATCAATTAGCCCTGCAGATGTAGTAGGACTAACAGGTGTATCAGCTGATTTTGCAACACCAACAATGTCTTATGTTGGAACTTTGGTTGGTTGGGGTAGAGATGCATGGGGAGATAATTCTTGGGGAGAATCTCCAAATCAAGTTATAACTTTAGTTGGAAGAGAAGCAACAGCTAGTGTCGGTTCTCCTACTTTAAAATTTGCATATGAACTAACAGGTCAAGCAGCAACAACAAATGTTGGAAGTGTTAGTTTTGTAATTAGTCCAACAGTTAGTCTTGATGGACAAGAAGCAACTGTAAGTTTAGGAGATATAGGATTAGAGTTTGGTGCTAGCACTAAACCAGTAACAGGTTCTGCAGCCACAACAAGTGTAGGAACTTTAGGATTAGAATTTGGTCCGAGTGCCATTACAGGTGTTTCTGCAACAACCGGTGTTGGAGAAGTTACAGTAGCTAATGTTGAATTAATAGACGTCTCAGGAGTATCTGCAACAGCTTCTGTAGGATCAATTATTCCTGCAATAGGAGTTCCGTTAACCGGAGTCAATGCTTCTTTTTCTGTAGGATCTCTGACTTTAGATGATATAACTGTTGGTTTAACAACAGATAGTATAACTTCTAGTGTAGGATTACTTGGAATAGAGTCATACGCAAACATTGACACAGGATCAAATACATCGTATACAAGTATTGCAACAGGATCAAATACAAGTTATAGTGACGTCGCATAGGAGATAAAAAATTATGGCATCAACATACACACCTTTAGGTATAGAGCTTCAAGCAACCGGTGAAAACGCTGGAACTTGGGGAACAAAAACAAACACTAATTTAAGTATCATTGAACAAATTTCTGGCGGTTACTCTGCTCAATCAATAGCGGGTGGTGCACAAACTACAGCTCTTTCAGTTTCGGATGGAGCAACAGGTGCTGTAATGTCTCATAGAATGATTGAGTTTACAGGTTCAATTACTGGAAACCAAATTGTAACTATTCCAAATGATGCACAAAATTTTTATTTTTTAAGAAATTCAACATCAGGTGCTTACACAGTTCAGTTTAAATATGCGACTGGTTCAGGTGATTCATTTACTTTTTCTGCAACAGATAAAGGTGATCAAGTAGTATTCGCTACTGCAAATGATGGAACTAACCCAGACATATATACTATGGCTTTTGGTGATGGTGACGTAACACTTACAGGAACTCAAACTTTAACAAATAAAACTTTAACAGACCCTATATTAAGTCCTGGAACAGCAACTGCTGGTAAAATAGAATTTTTAGAAGGTACAGACAATGGTACAAACAAAGTAACATTAATTGGTCCTGCTTCAACAGCAGATGTTACAGTAACATTGCCAGCAGCAACTGACACATTAGTTGGAAAAGCTACAACAGATACTTTAACAAACAAAACTTTAACTAGTCCTGCGATAGGAACAAAAATTTCAGATACAAATGGAAACGAATTAATTAACCTTACTGCAACAGGTTCAGCAGTTAATGAATTTACTTTAGCAAATGCTGCAACAGGTAATGGTCCAATTTTATCAGCAACAGGTGAAACTAACGTTGATATAAATTTAAATCCTAAAGGAACAGGAACTCTTAAATCAGGTTCAACTGCAGTAAAAATAGCTGGTAAAGAAACTATTTGGGTTCCCGCTGTTGCAATGTATCCTAATTCTACAAGTGGTTGTGCAGACTTAGCACAAACAGAATTGGGTAACGGTCCAGAACTTAAAACTTTAGATTTTGATAATTCTTCTGACGAGTTTGCACAGTTTGCAGTTGCTTTTCCTAAATCATGGAATGAAAGCACAGTAACTTTTCAAGCATTTTTTACAGCAAATACAACAAATACAGGAACTACAGCATGGTTTTTGCAAGGTGTTGCATTAGCAGATAACGGAGATTTAAATACTTCTTTTGGTACAGCTGTAGGACCAACAGCAAAAGCAATGAGTGGTACAGCAAACGATTTAGCAGTAACAGCAGAAAGTGGAGCAGTGACAATAGCGGGTTCACCTAGTACAGATGAGTATGTTTTCTTTCAAATCTTTAGAGACGTATCAGCAGATGATTTATCAGCCGATGCAAAACTTTTAGGAATTAAATTATTCTTTACTACTTATGCTGCTAACGACTCATAAGGAATTTAGATATGAAAAATATAAAAAACCCTCTTTTCGTAGGTAAGAATACATCAAATATAGATTTAAAAAAAAAGAAGTCTTTTGGTTATTCAAGTTTAGGTTTTGGTTCCGGAGGATTAGTTAAAAAATTTGTATCAGCTTCAGGTGGAAATTCAATAATCACTGATGGAGATTTTAAAATTCACATTTTTACAGGTAATGGAACATTTACTGTTAACCAAGTAGGTAATGTAAATGGTTCAACTACCGTAGATTATTTAGTAGTCGCGGGAGGAGGAGGATCAGGCCGTTATTTTGGCGGAGGAGCCGGAGGCGGTGGAGTAAGAAACAGTTATCCTAATCCTGCAACTGGCGGTCACCCTGTATCAGCACAAGGATACCCAATTTCTGTTGGAGGTTGAGGTGGAGCCACTAGCGGTAATACTGCTGGAAACAATGGAGGATCTAGTCAATTTTCATCTTTTAATGCTACTGGCGGCGGAGCTGGTGGTGGTAGAGATTCAAATGCGGGTAGACCCGGAGGATCTGGAGGAGGAGGCGGACCGGGAGGTTCAGCAGGCTCTGGAAATGCTGGAGGTCACTCACCATCAGAAGGTCAACCTGGAGGCGGCGGTGGAGGAAACCAAGGCCGAGGAGGAGGCGGAGCTGACCAAGCTGGAAGTAATGCTCTTCATGGACCTGGAGGAAATGGAAGACCTGTAACAATTACACCAGGACCTAATTATCCATCAACTACATTCGCTGGAGGAGGCGGAGGATCTGGGTATGGAGTCGGATCAGGTGGATCGGGCGGTGGCGGACAAGGCGCTCAAGATAACTCAAATTCTCAAGGTGGAACAAATGGTTTAGGTGGAGGTGCCGGAGGCGGTTCGGGTCCTAGACCTGCAAACCCTGGAGGATCCGGTGTTGTAATGGTAAGGTATAAATTTCAATAGTTATGAAACATTTTGCAAAATTAGATACTGACAATACGGTTTTAGATGTAGTCGTTGTAGAAGATGAAAATGCTTCTACAGAATCTGAAGGCATTTTATATCTGCAAAATACTAGTGGTTGGAGTAGTTGGAAACAATATTATTTAGATGGAACTAGAAAATTACAAGCTTCAGTAGGTGGATCTTATGATTCAGAACTTGATGTTTTTAAAGATGCAAAACCACACACTTCTTGGTTGTATGATTCTTCAACAGGACTTTGGAAAGCTCCTGTAGATGAGCCTACATGGGATCCAGAAACTCAAAGACTGTACTGGGACGAAGATAATATTAATTGGGTGGTTGAAACTAATTAAAAATTATAGTATATATAATCTATAAAGATTATATATTATGAAAAAAATACTTCTGTCTGAAACTTGTTTTTACGGAGATTATCTTCCCGACATTTCTAATGTAAATAAAAAAGATGTAAAAAAATTTGCACTTAAAGAAATAGCATCCAACGCAGAAAAATTAAATAACTATGAAGAGTATCCTTGTGGATTTAATCAAAATTTAGATTGGATATCTTGGTATGTTAGAAATAAAATGTTTGTAAAACACAACATTAATTTAGACTTTATAAACCATTATTTATTAAAACAAGATCACAACGAATCTTTATTAAAAAGAAAACATTTAGAATATTATTCAAAAAAAGAAACACCTGACTTTATCACAATTTATTTTATGGACAATTCATCTAATTCTTTAGAACTAGAGTATGACGATCATAGATATAAAAATTTAAATTGGACAGTTCCTGTGGAACAAAACAAATGTGTAACTTTTAATAGTGATATTAATTTTTATTTTAATAAAAATAAAGAAAAAGAAATTTTAACCCACTACGTAATAAAATGGCAACATTTAAAATAGAAGATAACCATATTGGAGTTTTTGATGGATACTTTAATGAGGATTTCTGTAACCATTACATTGATTTTTATAATGAAATGGATCGAAATAATTTAACAATGGAAAGAGAAACGGATGGACATATCAAAGATGACAAAGCTTATGATATTTTAGCAAACTATAAATATGCAAATAAAACAACTAAGATAAAAGAGTTTAATGTAAACTACACTGCTAGAGATTTTTCAGATATTTTTTTTAAAGATGTTTATTCTTTATATGTAAAAAAATATAGCATATTAAATTTATTTTCTAAACACTCTATTCAAGATATAAAATTACAAAAAACAGAACCTCAAGAAGGTTACCACATTTGGCATTGTGAAAGTGGTGATGTTGGTAATAGAAATAGAATAGCTGCTTTTATTTTATACCTTAACTCTGTTAATCAAGGGGGAGAAACAGAATTTTTATACCAAAGTAAAAGAATAAAACCAAAACAAGGAAGGATATTATTATTTCCTACATCTTACACACATGTTCATAGAGGAAACCCTCCATTAAAAGGAAATAAATTTATTCTCACTGGTTGGGTAGAAATGGTTCCAGGTTAATGCATTTAGAAGAATACTTCTGGTATTTTAAAGATGCTTTATCACATAAATTTTGTGATGAAGTAATTAAATATGGTAATTCTCAAAGAGAAGAAATAGGTTACATAGGTGATATTACAGCGGACAACATTAAAACTATTGACCCTAAATCTAAAAAACATTTTAAGAAAAAAAGAATCTCAAACGTATCTTGGTTAAATGAAACTTGGATATATAAAGAAATACTTCCTTATGTAGATATGGCTAATAAAAACGCTGGTTGGAACTTTAGTTTAGATGTCCCTGAAGTATGTCAATTTACTAAGTATAAAAAAAATCAATTTTATGACTGGCATTGTGATTCAAATACAATTCCATACAATGATAAAAAAGATGAGCAAAGATTTGGAAAAGTAAGAAAGCTCTCTATGACATGTTCTTTAACAAACCCAAATGATTATAAAGGTGGTGAGCTTGAGTTTGATTTTAGAAACCAAGATAAATGCGGTAAAAAATTTTTTAGAAAATGCACAGAGATTTTATCAAAAGGATCAATAGTTGTGTTTCCTTCTTTTGTTTGGCACAGGGTAAATCCAATTACAAAAGGTACAAGATATAGTTTAGTTACATGGAATTTAGGGAGGCCGTTTGTATGAAACATATAGGTTTTATTCAAAATTTATTTGAATGTGAGACTAAACTAACTCCCGGTTATGTTAAATTAGTTAAAAACGTAAAGTTAAATAAAGAACAAGATAATAGTACTAATTTTTCAAATCAAGATAAAAAATTTTTAGAAGAAACAAATAAAATTTTGTCTCCACATATTTTAAAAATTGCAAATTTTTTAGGTTATACAAATTATTTTTTTAGAAACTGTTGGGTTCAAAAATATAAAAAAGAAGACGTACATAGTATACACATTCACTCTAAAGGTTTGGAAGAGTATTCTTTTATTTATTATATTGATGGAACTAAAAATTCCTCTCCAACTCTTTTTTATAATCTTGGGTATCCTTATGTTGAAATATCTCACCATAAAGTTTCCCCTGAAAAAGGTAAGTTAGTTTTTTTTCTAGGATGTCTACCACACGAGGTTAGAAATAATGGTGATACAAAGAGATTAATAGTAAGTGGAAACATTGCTTTTAATAATGAAAAATGAAAATAACGAAAGAAATTGATGCTGATAATTTATTTTATCTTTATAAAAGACCTTACGATGTTTTAACTGAAGAGGCTGTTAAAGAGTCTGTTGAGTATATTAAAAGATATAAAAATAGTGCTATGTTTGCAGACCATGGTTGGTGGGATATTGCATTATCAAAAATAAATACAAAAGGACTTCACTTAGAGTTTGGAGTTTACAAAGGCACTTCTTTAAATTATTTTTCTAACATTATACCTAATGTAACTTGGTATGGGTTTGATAGTTTTTTAGGAATGCAAGAAGATTGGAGAGGTGGTTATTTTGGAAAAGGTTATTTAACTTTAAATAATAAAGCACCTAATTTAAATAAAAACGTTAAAACAATTAAAGGTTGGTTTAAAGACACACTACCTAAATTTTTAAAAAACAAGAAAGATAAAATTTCATTTATTCACATAGACTGCGATACGTATGAATCTACAAAAGATGTATTTGATTGTATTGGTAAAGAAAGATTACAAAAGGGATGTATATTATTATTTGATGAATATATAGGATATATAAATTGGCAGGGAAATGAATATAAAGCTTGGCAAGAGTACGTAAAAAAACATAAAATAAAATATAAGTATGTTGCATTTGGGGATAGGCAAGCAGTTATAGAAATAATATGAAAGTTAAATTTAATTTTTTAAATAAGAAAGATTTTAATATAATTAAAAAAGATCTATTATCTAATATGTTTCCTTGGTATTTTGAAGACAAAGTAATATCTGAGGGGGACGATGATTATTTTTTTTACCATCTTTATTACAGTAACAAATGTAATAGTGATTTTTATCGAGAACATATACTACCTATATTAGATAAAATAAAAATCAATGAAGACAAAGTAATAAGAGTAAAAGCAAACTTATACCCTAGATGTCAAGAACCTATAAAACATTCATTTCATGTTGATAGAGATGATAAACATAAAGTATGCCTTTTAAATATAAATACAAACAATGGCTATACAGAATTTGATAAAGGGTACAAAACTTCTTCCAAAGAAAATAGTGCTATTATTTTCGACGGAGATATAAGACATAGAAGTGTTACTCAAACAGATGTTAAATGTAGGGTAAATATAAATATTAATTATTATGAATGATTTTAAAAAGAAACATTATAAAATTTTAAGAAAAGTTATAGACAAAGAGTTATCTTCTTTTTTATTTAATTATAGCTTGTTAAAAAGAGACGTACATAAAATTCTTTTAAAAACAAAATATATTTCTCCTTACGAAGATATGCATGGAATTCTTACAGACGAACAAGCCCCTAATACTTTTTCAATATATGGAGACGTTGCTATGGAAACATTACTTTTAAAATGTCATAATGTAATGGAAAAAAACACAGGGCTATCTTTGTATCCAAACTATGCTTATATGAGAACCTACAAGACAGGTGATATTCTTGAAAGACATAGGGATAGATACTCATGTGAAATATCTACAACTATGAATTTAGGTGGGGACTCGTGGCCTATATATCTAGACCCTACAGGTAAAAGTAAAAAAGGTATTGAAGTTATTTTAGGACCCGGCGATATGTTAATTTACAAAGGGGATAAACAAGATCATTGGAGAGAACATTTTGATGGAGAAGTTTGTGCTCAAGTGTTTTTACATTATAACGATTCAAGTAAACCAAAAGCTAAAGACAATCTATATGACTCAAGAGAATATTTAGGTTTACCTTCTTATTTAAAAAGAAAATGAAACAAATAGATATATTTCCACAAAAAATACTATATCAGAAATATAGTTTTGATTTAAAAAAACTATATAAAAATATAATAAAAAAGAAAAAAAAATATGTTAGTAATAAAGGAGGTACTCAATTTGATATTACTATTAAAGACAAAACATTTATTTCTTTTTTAGAAAGAGAAGCAAATAATTTAACTGATGTATTAAAATGTCAAAAAGTTTCAATTGATAATATCTGGTTAAACATAAATAAAAAAGGTGATTACAATGTTATACATGATCACCCTAGTTCAATTGTATCAGGTATATTTTATATTAGATCACCTAAAGACTCTGGAGATCTTATCTTTACAAATGATTATTTATTAAGATTTTTTCCTATTAAACCTACAGAGTTTAATGAATATAATTCTCAAGTTTGGAAATTTAAACCAGAAGAAAATACTTTATACTTATTCCCTTCATGGTTAAAACATGAAGTAGAGCATAATAACTCTAATAAAGAAAGAATATCTTTAGCCTTTAATTTTAATTAATATGTTTTTTATAAAAGATGATAATTTTTTAAGTGATTTTAGTAAAAGATATATACATCAATCTTTTTTAAATGTAGGCTTTCCTTATTATCTCGGAGATGAACTGATCATCGGTTCGAAAGAAAAGATACCTTTCTTAGCTCACGTTATAAAAAGAAGGGATGATGATTTAATAAACTCGGATTGTTATCAAGATTGTATTAATATGATTGTTGAATTCACTGAAAAACACAAAATAAAATACAAAGAGATATTACGAATGGCTATAAATTTTACTTACCCAAACGGATATAAAAAATGTCCGGTTCACCAAGACCATTCGTTTCCTCACAAGCAACTTTTAATTTATTTAAATAACCCTCAAGACAAGACTGCTAGGACAGTAATATTATCAAACAATAAAAGACATGAAATTGAACCAAAACAATACAGAGGCATATGTTTTGATAATAAACCTCATTTTCATTACTTCCCAAAAGTAGGAGAACGTATAGTCTTAGTCGTAACTTTTAAGTAGATTTTGGAATAATACCATAATATAATGCCAAGACTATGCTACAAAAAATAGGTTTTCAACCAGGTATTAATAAACAACTTTCCGAAACAGGTGCAGAAGGCCAGTGGACAGACTGCGATAATGCTAGGTTTCGTTATGGTGTCCCTGAAAAAATAGGTGGTTGGAATCAATTAGGTAATGTAAATGAAAATGAACTAACAGGAGCAGGTAGAGGGCTTCATCATTTTATTAATAGTTTGTCTAGAAAATACGCAATCATAGGGACAAACAGGATTTTATATGCGTACTCTGGAGGAGTATTTTATGATATACATCCGATTCAATCAACTACATCTCTTACAAGCGCATTTAGTACAACCAATGGATCACCAACAGTAACTATAACTTACTCTAGTGCACATGGTTTAATTCCTGGTGATATACTTTTAATGAGTGGTTTTTCAACAATCACAGGATCAAATTACAGTGCTTCTGATTTCGACGATAAAAAATTTATGGTGACTTCTGCACCTACCAATACAACAATAACTATTACAATGGCTTCAAATGAAACAGGTGCTGGGGCAACTACTTCAGGAGGAATAACAATTAAAAAATATTACACAGTAGGACCAGCTGTTCAAGCTCAAGGTTTTGGTTATGGTCTAGGTTCTTGGGGTGGAGAAGATGGTTCGGCAGTCACAACTACTTTAAATGGTGCACTTGGAGATAACGCAAATGGAACTGGAGGATTAGGAAGTTCTATTACATTAGCAAGCACTACAAACTTCCCTGATTCAGGAACAAATTTTATTTTAGTAGGGACAGAAGAGATATCTTACACAGGTGTATCTGGGAATGATTTAACAGGTATTACAAGAGCAGTTAGAGGGACAACCAGAGCAGCTCATAGCGACGGAGCAACTGTTACAAATACAAGTGATTATGTTGCATGGGGAGAAGCAGCATCAGGAGATTTAGTTCTTGAACCGGGTATGTGGTCACTAGATAATTTTGGTGATAAAGCAATTTGTTTAATTCATGATGGTGCTGTGTTTGAATGGGATTCAAGTTTATCAAATGCAACAGCAACAAGAGCAACAATTATATCTGGTGCACCAACAGCGTCACGTCATATGTTAGTATCAACACCTGATAGACACTTAGTATTCTTTGGAACAGAGACAACTATTGGATCACCTGCAACACAAGATGATATGTTTATAAGATTCTCGGATCAAGAAGATATAAACACTTATATACCTACAGCAACCAATACAGCTGGTACACAAAGACTGGCCGACGGATCACAGATCATGGGAGCGATCAGAGGTCGTGATGCAATTTATGTTTGGACAGATACTGCATTATTTACACAACGTTTTGTTGGTCAACCTTTTACTTTTGCATTTGCACAAGTAGGAACTAACTGCGGT